CGGTGGCGTGGACAGTCGGCCCGATCCCCGGGACGAGCTGATCCGCTACTATGAGGAGAACCTGTGATGGCCAACCACCGGAATCACCGACGCGACGAAGATCAACCCGGCGTTCCTCGTCCCCGACGAGAAGAATGCACTCGGGGTCCTCACCGAACGCCAAGCGGTAGAGGTCACGCCCGGGGTCGACTCCCCCCTGCCCCACGCAGTTGTCGGAGGCGGCGTCTACCGGGGACGAGGACGTCAGTGCCATCCAACTCACGTTCAAGACGCCCCGCATCCGGGGCTGAGCCTCGCTGGGCGACGGCACGGACGCCGGGCCGGCCGACGGTCGGTCCGCAGATCGCTGCGGTGGCCGACCATCTCGGCAAGCCGCTGATGCCGTGGCAGCGGCTGGTGGCCGATGTGGGCGGCGAGCTGGTGGAGGACCCGGACACGGGGCTGCTGATCCCCGCCTACCGGACGGTGGCGGTGACGGTGCCTCGCCAGTCGGGCAAGACGACGCTGGTCCTCTCGTGGGAGGTGCAGCGGTGCGTCGGCTGGGTCGATGATTGGGGGCCGCAGAAGGTCGCCTACTCGGCGCAGTCCGGCAAGGATGCTCGGGCGAAGCTGATCGAGGATCAGGCGCCGCTGTTGCTGGGCCGGAAGCGGCTGCTCGGGGTGACCCGGGTGCGGCGTGGCATGGGCAACGAGGGCGTGGATTTCGCCAACGGGTCGCTGATCACGGTGATGGCCTCGAGCGAGGAGGCCGGCCACGGCCAGACGATCGACCTGGGCGTGAAGGACGAGCTGTTCGCCGATTCGGACGACCGGCGCGACCAGGCGCTGGTGCCGGCGATGGCGACCCGCCGTGCGGCGCAGGTGCTGGCGTGTTCGACGATGGGCACCGACGAGTCGTTGCCGTTGAACCGACTGGTGGAGATGGGCCGGGCGTCGGTGGAGGCGGGCGACACATCGGGTGTCGCGTATTTCGAGTGGTCGGCGCAGGAGCACGAAGACCCGGACAACCCGGACGTGTGGCGCCGGTGCATGCCCGCCTTGGGGTTCACGATCAACGAGGACGTTGTCCGGCACGCGCGCAAGACGCTGTCGGACGGCGAGTTCCGCCGTGCCTTCCTGAACATCCCGACCCGGAGCGATGAGCGGGTGATCCCGGCGCACGTGTGGGAGGCCGTCTGCGGCCCCTCTGTTGCCCCAGGTTCGCCGATCACGTTCGGGCTGGACGTGAACCCGGAGCGTTCGGCTGCGACGATTGTGGCGGCAGATCCGGCGGGGCGTGCGGAGCTGGTGGAGCACCGGCCTGGGACGGGTTGGGTTGTGGACTGGTTCGGCGGCCGGCGGGTGTCGGTGGCGTTGGACAAGTCGGGCCCGGTGGGTTCGCTGGCCGACGAGCTGGAACGGTCGGGCGTGTCGGTGGTCCCGGTGTCGGGGCTGGACATGCAGCGGGCGTGCGGGTCGCTGTTCGACGCGATCGGTGATCGGACGGTCGAGGTGCGGTCGCATCCGGCGTTGAACGCCGCTGTTGCCGGTGCTCGTCGTCGTCAGCATGGTGACGCCTGGTCGTGGGCTCGGCGGGACGGTTCGGTGGATGTGTCACCGCTGGTGGCGTTGACGGTTGCGGTGTGGGCGGCTCGCAGGGAGCCGGAACCTGCTGATGAGTCCTGGGCGTATTGAGCCCGCAGGAGGGCCGACATGCGTAGCAACGTGACGTCGGTCGTGGAGACGGCGAGCCTCGTGTCGATCATCGCCGGGGTGTCGATGTTCAGCTTCGCTCTCGGGCTGGTTGTGGCCGGCGGGATCGGCCTGTGGACGTCGTACCGGATGACGCGCCGATGAGCTTCCTGTTTCGGGCGCCGGAGCGGCGCGACGACGAGTCGACGCGCATGTGGGCGCAGATGCGTGAGGCGCGGTCGTCGTCGTGGGCTGGCGTGTCGGTGACGCCGGAGGCGGCGTTGCGGGTGCCGACGGTGTGGCGTGCGCTGCAGTACACGGCCGGTGTGATCTCGATGTTGCCGCTGGACGAGCAGGCGCAGCGTGACGGCGTGTGGCAGGACGTTCGCCCGTCGCCGCTGCTGTCGGCACCGTCGGGTGAGGTGGCGCTTGAGGACTGGCTGTTCCTGGTCGTCGAGTCGATGATCCTCCACGGCGGCGCTTACGGGGTGATCAAGGACGAGGTGAACGGCTGGCCGACGCAGGTCGAGCTGGTGCCGCCCCGTCTGGTGCAGACGAAGCGCAACCGTGACGGTCTGGTCGAGTGGAAGTTCAACGGCGAGCGTGTCGACCCGTCGATGGTGTGGCATGTGCCGGGCCGGCCGGACATCAACAATCAGCCGTTTGGTCTGTCGCTGGTCGACTACATGGCGGAGACGGTGGCGGTTGGGACGGCGGCGCGGCGGTATGCGTCGTCGTGGTTCGCCGAGGGTGGTGCTCCGGTGGTGGTGGCCCGTCCGCAGGCGGACCCTGGCGAGGATGGGGCGCTGCGGCTGAAGGAGAAGATCCGCGAGGCGCTGCGGACGCGTGCCCCGGCGGTGATCCCGCAGACGATCGGGCTCGAGGAGTGGAAGGGTTCGACGCCGCAGGATGCGACGTTGGTCGATCTGCTCATCCAGAACGCGACGGATGTGGCGGCGTTCTTCAACCTGCCGTCGGAGCTGATCGGCGGCAAGTCCGGTGACGGGCTCACCTACGCGAACCTCGAGCAGCGGACGCTCGACCTGCTGGCGTTCGGTGTCGGCTACTGGCTGAACAAGCTGGAGAAGGCGCTGTCCCGGTCGATCCCTCGGCCTCGCCGGGCGAAGTTCAACGAGGGTGCGATCGTCCGCACCGACATCAAGACGAAGACGGACACGCTCGTGGCTTCGGTCGGCGGTCCGTTCCGCACGGTGGACGAGGGCCGCGCCATCGTCGATCTTCCGCCGACGCCTGGCGGCGACACGTTGCGTGTTCCCGGGGCGCCTACCCCTGCACCTCAAGGAGGGCAGCAGTGACGGACAAGTTCTCTCTGCCCGAGGCGGTGCGCGCCCGGCTCAACATCGACGGCCCGGTGCGTGGCCTCTCTGTCGTCACCCGTTCGGGCGTGCTGGCGGAGGCGCGTATCCGCGAGCTTCGCATGGACGGCGAGGCTGACGGCCACCTGTGGGTGGAGGGCTACGCGTCGGTGACAGAGGAGCCGTACGACGTGGCCGGCGGTCCCCCGTGGGGCTGGACCGAGGTGATCGCACGGGGTGCGTTCGCCAAGGCGCTCGAGGAGCGGGACGACGTCAGGTTCCTCGAGAACCACGAGGGGCGTCCGCTGGCCCGCACCAAGTCGGGGACGATGACGCTGTCCGAGGACAGTGTCGGCCTGCTGGTGCGCGCCGGGCTGGACCTGCGGTCCACGCAGGTGCAGGAGATCCGCTATGCGATGGAGCGGGGCGACATGGACGAGATGTCGTTCGCGTTCCGTGCCACTCGCCAAGAGTGGAACGAGGACTACACGGAGCGGCGCATCACAGAGGCGCGCCTGTTCGACGTGTCGATCGTGACGTACCCGGCCAACCCGGCTACGCACATCCAGATCAACAGCGGTGAGCCGGTCAACGAGCCTGCCGCTGTCGGCCTGCCCCTCGGGCTGGCCATCGCGACGATCGACGCGCTGAAGCGCCGTCGCGTCGCCTGACGCCCACGCCGGAGTCGACTGCCCACCACCCGCGCCCCTGATCAGGGCGTGCGCCGGAGGCGACTGGCCACCACCTGGGTCCCCCGAACCCCCTTTCAACACGGGAGACCAAAGTGTCCAAGTCCCTCATCGACATCGTCGGCGAGAAGATCGCCGACGCCCTCGCAAAGCGCGAGGCCAAGCAGGCGGAACTCGACGCCATCGTCGCCGACGCCCAGAGCGAGGCCCGCGACCTGAACAGCGACGAGGCTGCGAAGTTCGCCGCCGCCAAGGCGGAGATCGACGCGGTCGACGCCGAGCTGGACGAGCTGCAGGCCCGTCACGCCGACCTCAAGGACGCCGAGGAGCGCCGGGCGCGTGCCGCCGAGGTTCGCAAGCCCGCCTACGACCAGGTCGGCCGCGTTGATGCCGAGCCGATGACCTACCGGGCCGACAACCAGCACGAGCGTTCGTTCTTCGTGGACGCGTTCAACGCCCAGTTCGGCTACGACCGTGACGCCCAGGAGCGCCTGAGCCGGCACAGCCGGGAGGTTGCGGTTGAGCGTCGCGACATCACCACGTCGACCCTCAACGGCCTGGTGCCCCCGCTGTACCTGCTCGACCAGGCGGCCACGCTCGCCCGCGCGATGCGGCCGTTCGCCGACGTCGTGCCCGGCTACAGCCTGCCCGACAACGGCATGACCCTGTACGTCACCCGGGTGACCACCGGCACGGCGACCGCGGTCCAGTCGGCGCAGAACAACGCCGCGACCGAGACCGACATGGTCACGACCGACTTCACCGTCCCGGTCGTCACGATCCTCGGCCAGCAGGACGTCAGCCGTCAGGCGCTCGAGCGGGCGGCCGTGACTGACCAGCTCATCTTCAACGACCTGGCCGCCGACTACGCCACGAAGCTGGACTCCCAGTGGCTGTCGGGCTCGGGCTCGGCCGGCCAGTCGACCGGCATCCTGAACGTGTCGGGCATCGACACGCAGACGTGGACCGGCACCACGGTGGCGTCGTTCTACAGCAAGCTGAACGGCTGCCTGAACGCCGTCGCCTCGAACCGGTACGCCCCGGCGACCGTGATCGTGATGCACCCGCGGCGCTGGCACTGGCTGCTGTCGCAGGCCGACTCCTCGGGTCGTCCGCTGGTGGTGCCTTCCGGCCCCGAGCAGAACCCGCTCGCTCAGGGCGGCACCGGCTACGGCGTCGTCGGCACCCTCGTCGGCCTGCCGGTCGTCGCGGACGCCAACGTCACCACGACCGCCGGTTCGTCCACGAACGAGGATCGGATCATCGTCACCCGCCTCTCCGACCACGCCGGTTGGGAGAACGGGACGCAGCTGTTCCGGTTCGAGCAGGCGGTCAACCCGCCCTCGACGATCCGCCTCGCGATCGCCGGTTACTCGGCGTTCACGGCGGGCCGCTACCCGGCTGCGACGTCGGTGCTGACCGGCTCCGGCCTCGCCACCCCGAGCTTCTGACGCTCGGCGGCTGAACGCGTACGGGGCGGGGTCTTCCCTGGTGCCCCGCCCCGTGCGTGCAACCAGGGATCACCAGGGGAAAGCAGGGTCCAGATGCGGAAGGCATCACGCGTCCACCTGACCGGTGAGCGCGCACCGAAGGGCAACGTTGTCGTCGGGATCGTGTCGCGTGGCGAGTGCAAGTCGCACTTCGCCCGGTCGCTTGCCGACATGATCGCTTGGGACGCCCAGTTCGGCGGCAAGTGGCTCGTCCACGACAAGCCGATGTTGTGGGTGATCGGCGGCACGGTGGTGGCGAACAGCCGCAACAACGTCGTGCACCAGTTCCTGATGTCGCAGGCCGGCGACTGGCTGGTGATGATCGACGACGACCAGGTGTTCCCGCCGAACCTGATCGAATACCTGATGCAGCCTGCGGACGCCGCCGAGCGTCCGGTGGTGGGTGTGCCGGTGTGGCGGTTCACGTCGAAGGACGACGGGCCGGTGCGGGTGACGCACAACGTGTTCAACGTGTCCGATGAGGGCGGGTTCGTCGAGTACGAGGATCTGCCGAAGGACGCGCTGGTGCAGGCGGCGGGGATCGGCACCGGCTGTCTGGTGGTGCATCGGGATGTGCTGCTGAAGATCAGCGATCTGTCGTTCAACGCGGGGAACGGTGCCCGGTGGGCGTGGTTTCGTCACAACGTGTACGGCGACATGTCCGAGGGCGAGGATCTGTACTTCGCTCGGGCGTGCGCTGCGGTCGGTGTGCCGGTCTACGTGAACACGGCGCTGACGCTCGGCCACCTCAAGACGATCATCCTCGACGGGCCGGTGCCCGAAGGGCTGGTGACGATCTGATGGCCGGCGAGCTGATCCCGCTCGGCAACGGGTCCTTCAAGATGGAAGGCGATCCGGGCGAGCCGTCGACCGGCCGGCCTCGGGTGAGCGTCGCCGTCGAAGAGACGTTGCTGCTCAAGTTTCTGGCGAAGGGTCGCCACGTGCTCGAGATCGGCACCGGGCTGGGCGTGTCCACCCGGGCGCTCGCCGGTGTAGCCAAGACGGTCACCACTGTGGACGTCGACCCGTGGGTGATCGACACGATCTGGCCGACGCTGCCCAGCAACGTCGTCGGGCTGACGCCTGACGGGCTCGACGACCAGGTCGTGCCGTTCGACATGGCGTTCATCGACGGCGACCACTCGCCGGAGGCGGTGCGCCGGGACGTCGACCTGGCCGAGCGTTTGTGCCCTGGCGGGATCCTGGTTGCGCACGACGCCAACTACGGCAACGTGCAGCAGGGCCTCGGCGAGGGCTGGCTGGTGATCCCCACCACGCACGGTCTGGCGATCCGTTGGGCAGCCTGACGCTCGGCCCGGACGCTTCCCGCTACTGGCTGGCCGGCGGCGGCGTGCGCCAGGCGCGCCCGTTCCATCTGCGCTGGCTGTTGCCGACGGTGTGCGGCCAGAACTTGCGGGCCTGGTGGGTGGTGTGGCTGGCGTCGTGGCCGGTGGCGGCGGCAGGCATGTTCGCCTGGCAGGTGCAGGTGGTCGGTTGGGAGCGGGCGGCAGCGGCGACGGTGCTGCTCCTCGGCCTGCCCGGGGTCCTCGGCCCTCGGGTAGTGATCCCGGTCGGCGTGGACCTGCCGGCGACGGCGCTGTCTCTCGTCGGTGTGGCGCTCATCCAGTGGGGCGACCCTGGCGGAATCATGGCCGGGGTGTTCCTGATCGGGTGGGCGTCCACGGTAAAGGAGCAGGCGCCCATATGGTCCGCCATCTGGGTGTGGTCGCCGTGGCCGCTGGTGATGCTGGTCGTGCCGGCGGTGCGCCATCTGGTGGCCCGCCCGGCGGCCGAGGACCCACTGGGTCCCAAGTTCACCGAGATCGCCAACCATCCGGTGCGTACCGCTTTGGCGGCGCATTCCGGCCGGTGGCGGGACGGGTGGCTGATGGTCGCTCCGTGGGGCGTGTGCCTCGCCGGGCTGTATCGGCCAGACGTCCGAATCATGGTCACCGTGGCGGCTGCGTATGCGCTGCTACTGGTGGCGACCGACACGGTCCGGCTCGTCCAGCACGCGGCAGGCCCCGTGCTGGCGGCCGCATCCGCTGCAGTCATTCCGATCGAGTGGCTGTTCTTGGCGTGCGTCCTCCATGTCGTGTGGTGGTTCAAGGTCGAGAGGGTGTGAGCGATGGACATTCCCCGCAAGCGCCGCTACCCGTTCCGACCGATCCCGCCCACGATGGTCGTCCGGCAGGCGCAGCTTGACGCTGTGCTTGAGCAGATGCGTGCCATGCAAGACCGGATCAACACCTCCGTCGCCAAGGCGTTCCGCCTCGCACGGGACAAGGGGTTCTGATGGCCTACGTGGACCTTGCCGACTTCAAGGCGTACGTGGGGATCGCCGACACGGTCGAGGACTCGGTTCTGACCGCTGCGCTCCTGTCGGCTGAGGCGGCCGTCACCCAGTACACGGGTCGGGACTTCACTCCCGGCTCGACGTCGGCGTCGGCTCGGGTGTTCCGTGCGTCGGGCAAGACGGCGGTCATCCCGGTGGACGACTTCAACTCCACCAGCGACCTTGTCGTCAAGATCGACGACGGCGACACCGGCACGTACGGGACGACGCTCACGATCGGAACCGACTTCGTGCTCGAGCCGTTCAACCAGCGGCTGCACGGCCTGTCCTGGTCGTATGACCAGATTCGCCGGATCGACGACGTGTGGCCCGGCTACAGCGAGCGTGCACGTGTGCAGGTGACAGCCCGGTGGGGCTGGCCGGCGGTGCCGGAAGCCGTGACGCGCGCCGTGCTGCTGACGGCGACGGATCTGTTCAAGCGGAAGGACGCCCCGTTCGGTGTCGCCGGGTTCGGCGAGTTCGGGCCGGTGCGTGCCGGCAGCGCGGCGGTGCCGACGACCGCACGCGACCTGCTCGAGCCGTTCAAGCGGTACGGGATCGCCTGATGGCGACGCTGGCCGAGATCCGCCAGGCGATCGCCGACACGCTCACGAACGCCGGCATCCGGTGCGAGCCGATCGTCCCGGACAACCCGAACCCGCCGCTTGTGGTTGTCCGCCCGACGGGCTGGACGATCGAGACGATGGGGCACGGCGTCGCCCGCTACGCCTTCCAGATCCAGGTGCTTGCGGGGTCGGTGTCGGACCGTGCCGGCCAGAAGACCCTTGACGAGCTGTGCAGCGCGACGGGCGCGGGCTCCGTGTCGCACGCTCTGTTCTCCACCCCGGCCCTCGGAGCGGTGGCAACGAACGCCTGGATGGGTGCGATGACCGACTACGGCACGACGGTCTTGGCAGACGGCGGTCCCCGCTACTACTCGGCGCTGCTCGACCTGTTCGTCCTGACGACGATCGGAGGCTGACCACATGGCTGCGATTGCGCTGACGAACGTCAAGTTGTACGCCGGCGGCTACGACCTGACGACCGACACAAACAACGCCGTGCTCAACTTCGACTCGATGACCCGTGACGCGACGACGTTCGGGTCAAACGGCTGGTCCGAGGTGAAGGGGACGTTGAAGACGACGCAGCTCGCGTATACGGGCCTGTGGGATGCATCGGTGGACGCCGAGGAGTACAGCGGCCTTGGCGTCGCGAACACGGTGTACACGATGGCGCCGACCGGCACCGAGGGCGACGTCGCTTACATGTTCCGGGCGACGCGCAGCGAGTACCGGCTTCTTGATGGCCAGATCGGCGACCTTGCCGCGTTCAATGTGACGGCGGCCGGCTCGGACGGTTACGGCACAATCCGCGGCTCGCTGCTCAAGTCGAAGGGCAACGTGTCGGCGACTGGCGCTACCGGCTCGGTCGTGCAGGTCGGTGCGGTGGGCGCGTCGCAGTACCTCTACTGCGCCCTCCATGTGTTCTCGGCCGGGACGACGATCACCGTTCAGGTGCAGTCGGACGACAACGCGGGCATGACGTCGCCGACGACCCGGGCGACGTTCTCCGGTGTGACCGCTGCGGGCGGCACGTGGGCTACCCGTGTCGCCGGTGCGATCACCGACACCTACTGGCGTGTCAACGTCAGCGCCATCACCGGCACCTTCCAGATCGCCGCCGCTGTCGGCGTCGGCTCGTAACCCCTTCCCCCTGGAGGACATCCAATGGCTGCGTTCGCGCTCACCTCTGAGTACCTCGCGCTCAACTCCACCGACGTGTCGGCCTACGTGAAGTCGGCCGTGCTGGTGGTCGACTCGGCGCAGCTCGACTCCACGACGATGGGGGATAGCTGGACCGAGGTCACGGGCGGCCTGAAGTCGGGCACGCTCACGATCACCTTTCAGGACGACCTGGCCGCCGGTGCGCTCGACGCGACGCTGTGGCCGCTGTTCGGCACCAACGTCACGTTCGAGGTGCGCGGCACGTCGTCGAGCGTTGGTGCGTCGAACCCGAAGTGGACCGGTTCGGTCCACATCGCGCAGCACGCTGTCGGCGGCGGCATCGGCGAGATGGCGCAGAAGTCGGTCACCTATCCGACGACCGGCACCGTCACCCGCGCCACGGCCTGACGTGGCCGGCCCGCTGACCGATTTCGGGCGGCGGATCGGGTCGGTCGTCGAAGGGGATGCGCTCAAGCGTGTCCAGCGGGCGGCCGGCATGGCGTCGAAGAAGGCGGCGGCGGACGTGGCGAAGGATGTCGCCGGGTCGGATATGGCGCTGTCGAACTTCCGGTCGGGCCGGATCCGTATGGCGTCCGGGTTCGAGATCGAGTCGAGCCTGGTGCGGCTGAACCTGCGGCCTGCTGGTCTGTGGGTGTTGGTCGATCAGGGCCGCAAGGGTTCGGGGCCGATCTACCCGCGTGCCGCTACGAAGCGGGGTTCGCGCAGGGGGCGGGTGGCGCAGGGCGGGCGTGCGGGCCGAGCGGTGATGACGCCGCAGGGTCCTCGTGCGTCGTCGTCGTACGGCCCGTCCAAGGGGTTCAAGGTGATCGGCAAGACGGCGGCTCGTGCGGCTGACGAGGCGCCGAAGGCGGCGTTCCGTGCGTTGCAGCGGGAGATCGGAAGGGTGGTGCGCTGATGGCTTTCCGTGAGCGCATCGAGGTTGTCGTCGACTTCATCACCGGCAAGGCCGGGTCGTCGATCAAGTCGTTCCGGTCGGAGCTGGCTCAGACGGACGGCGCGTTCGGCAAGATGCAGGTGGCGTCTGGCCGGGCCAAGGACTTCATCACCCAGAACGCCGGCTCGATCGCTACGGCGGC